TTGCCATCTTCACCCTTACCGAAGATCGACTGCGCTGGTAACGACAACTGGAACACATCGCCTTCCAGATCATTCTCCAACACAACCGCTACACGCCGCGAATACTTACACGCACGGGTGCTGTTGGTGCCTGACCCCTTGATGTTCTGTTCACAGGTAGCGCAACTGCTGCTCTGTGGGGAAGCAATGCTCTTGTCGGGACGATCCCCATCCGCTGACCAGCAATCCGGCCCCCTCTTGGCAGTCGGGTCATAGGCACCTATGTAGAGGGTGCGGGATACTTTGGGGGCAACATTAACCACCACCACCTTCATTGACCGCTCTTCGTTGGTAGCGATCTCTTTACCGTCCACCACCAAACGGAACACACCACCGCGTATGGAGATGCGTTTACCGCCTTGCCCACTTCCACCGCTGAGTAAGGACTTCGTGATAGCGTCGAGGGGCTGCGCCTTCAGGTAAGCGGGAACACCTGATTTAAACAAGGTTACGTCGTTAGACATCTGATTCTCCTAAGATTTGTTTTTCGTAATGGTTAAGCTGTAGTAACTATCTGCGTTAAGACCCGGAGGGTGCAGATCGGGATACTCTTCTAAAAAGGCTTTCATCTTAAGCTGGCTGATCCTCCGTTCTAGTAGATCAAGTGCATCGTGTTCCTTTAAGAAGCCGTGCATAGAACTCCAATCACCTGTCCAGTAGCGTGTCTTAACTGAACGTGTAACCGTGCCATACTCCGTCTTCAAACTACTCACACCAAGAGAGGTGCAGGTATCCAGCAACTGCTGTTTGATTACGTCCATCTGTCCTGCTATTACTGCATCTGCTGCGTCAAACTCCTTCTGCAACTTCGTCCTTGCCGCATCCATCTTCTTATAGATTTTGGCTAACCTGTCTACTGCTACTGGTTCATCACTCATACGTTTCTCCTGTGTCTCCCAACTCTTCTTTATAAAGGTCAATCAACCGTTGGTGTGTATCCACCTTACCTTGCAACATCTTATACATCTTGGCCTCTACCCCACTACCCTGTAGATGCACTATCGTCACCCTATTAACCTGTCCTGCGCGATGCACCCGCGCATTGGCTTGTAGGTATGTCTCCACACTCATCACAGGCGACCAGTAAACCACCACGTTTGCAGCGTGTAACGTCACGCCATGCGATGCTGCCTGTGGTTGGATAACCAGTATCTGTGGGTTAGGTGTGGTCTGGAACGTATTGAATATTTCTGTTCTCTTATTCGGGGTAACCGCCCCATTGATAACTTCTACCGTGTATTTCTGCTTGCGTAACCACTCAGCCACCATGAACAGGCTATGCGTGTAAGGCACAAACACCAGCACCTTGTGGCTTGCTTCTTCAATCACTTCCTTCAACGCTTGCAAACGGTTGCTGCAATCAAACTCTATGACGGACTTATCATCTGAGTAGACTGCACCACCGGATATCTGCAAGAGCTTGCTAAGATTAACTGCTGCGGTAGGTGCGCTGATCTCTTCTCCTGCCGCTATTACCAACTGCTGGTGCTTCATCGTCTCGTAGTATTTCGACTGCTGCTTGGTCAAAGGCACCATGCGTGTTGCATACATCATCTCTGGCAAGTCAAGGCACTCCTCTTTAGAAAACCTAATCGCCGGTTGTAGCGCGTTGAATACTGTCTCAGTTGCATCGGGCTTTGGCACCCATTTGAAACGTGTAAGCTGCGTCATTACCTTATCGCGGAACGCCCCTTGGAACTTTGGCACACCGGACGGGTTAACGATCTTCGCCAACCCATAGGCATCACTTGGTTCTTGCGAGGCGGGAGTTCCGGTTAGCATCCATACCCATGTGCTTGGGGTAATGATCTTCGCTAATGTTTTCCACCGCTGTGTCTGCACGTTCTTATAGGCGTTTGCTTCATCCACTACGATAAGATCGAAGTCACCGCTACTGACTATCTCATCCGATACTATGTCCAACCCGTCGTAGTTGATGATTACAAACTCAGCATCTCCCTCTATGATTTCCTTACGCTTCTCAGACCGTGAGCTATGGGCTATCTGAAACGTCCGGTGCATAGCAAAACGAAACAAATCCCCACGCCATGCTGACCCCATGATGGATACCGGACATATAACCAACACACGCCGTATCCGTTTCTGGGTAAGCAAGTAGTCCGCAGCCCATATCACGCTTGCTGTTTTGCCTGTGCCTTGAGCGTTGAAACAAAATGCTCTGCGGTGCAGCGTAAGGAACTCAGCGGTTGTGATCTGATGTGCGAAAGGCTTGTACATCCCCGTCCACTTATATGACCGCAGTATGGGGGAGGGCACGTTCTTTATCTTGAGGTTCTTGAGGACTTGCGCTTCTTCCAAACCCCACTTGACCAACACATCGTGCTGCCCTACCTGTTCGCTGCAAGGGATTACACTCGTGATCTGCTGTGGGTTACGCACCCGAAGGTGCAGTGCTTTGTTGTTAATAATTTTCATATCGTTTCTTCACCCGTGAAAGACTCTTGAAGCGGTGTGCATGTTTGCACCCACTTCGGTATTTTTAAAACTCTTTACTATCACCGCCTCTTTGGGCGGTTCGGGTTACTATATTCTACCGAACCAATTTACACGTCAAGGCTTTTTTGGTTTATTTTTCTTAACCGTATGATCTGGGTTACGACTGAACGAAGCGTTCTTTGCTCTGGATGTAAGTTTCAGATTTGATGGGGTATTTGTGCCACCCTTTGACAACGGGGTTATGTGGTCGATGACCTTACCCTTACGGTCAATGCCCTTGGCATCCATCTCCCGCCGTGCGCGTTGCCGTTCCATCCGGTCGGGTAGCTCCCCGCGCTTTTGTTGCATGTCATATTCATGTTTATACGGACGCGGCTTGTTGATGTATGGCATTTTCTAAACTCCTTGTAGTATTAGCAATTAGCACCCAATTGTCATTTTGCATTCTTGTTTTCGCTAACCAACCGCCGACACCTAAAAAAACCAGCGTAGTCTGGGTATTTGTCATCAAACTTTCTGGCGTAGTGGGCGCAAAAGTTGTTGTTAAGTTTAAATTCTTGACCGATAGTCTCGATCTGCACATGCCACCGGATACGCTCAAAAACTGCTGCGGCCCCGTAGTGGCTAAAACCGCGTTGGATAATCATCATGGCGTATTTTTCAAACAGTTCCCACACCTGCGGATTTTGCAAATTAAATTGTTCAAAGTTGTTGTAAATTTGTTCTGCTCTAGTCATAAATCCTCCGATTTAAACCACAATGCTATCTCCTATTCCTCTCTTCCATTGTGTATGCAGTTAGTTATTGGGCACCACGCACGGCAGGTGAAGTTCTGCTTGGGGTTCCAGACGTTGTTCTCATACGCACTATCCAACTCTGCGGTCTGCTCCCTCCACTTCTCCCATAGCTCGTCCTGCTGCTTGTAGTAATAATGCTCCTTGATAAACGCCGCATGGACAACAAACAGCAGCCCCGCATTGACTACGGTAACCTCTGGAAAATGCTTGAACGTAGCAAGGGCGAGGAGTTCTAATTGCTTGGTGTCGGCATACTTGTTCTGTCCGGTCTTATAGTCAACGACCTTAGCCCTATCGTCATTCACCACTAGGAAGTCTGCGATACCCCGCCACCATGCGTCCTTAGCCCCAAACTTACAAGGCTCCAAATCACGGGTCAATCCCATCCGATACTCACAGTAGATGTCCCCCTTTATCTTCTTGAGGCTATCCAGCATAGGGGTTAGATAGGAATACTTCTCCGGTATGGGGGTGCCATCTCTGACGTAGTGTTCCGCAGCCTGATGCACATCCAACCCATACCGCATCTGATGCGATGGCGGGTCAACTACATCCTTGGCTATCCGTAAGTGATAATACTTCTTCGGACATTGTTGGAATAACGACATGCTGCTGTATGACCACTTATTCATTAGCACTCCCCGTAGTTTTTACCAACTCCAGATTCGCAGTTAAGTGGTAACCCTTCAGCCCATGCGGGAACCCAGCGCATACACTCTTCAACATATGCCTGTGCCTCAAACGCTTCTGCTTCAGGTGCAATACAGGCGATGGCATCATGCACCGTCAAGACCACCCTGTACCGTTTAGCTACCCGTAATAACTGCTCACCAATAACGCAACGTGCTAAGTGTTGTATCAGGTTTTCTGTAAACTTACCACCCCATATACCCGTAATACCTGTGCGGGAGGTGTAAACAATCTCGTCCATACCGTAGGCGTTTCTCGCCCGACGAAGCTCATGGTATCTCAGGGGTATCCCATTAGGTGTCAGAACACCCAAGAACCCGTTGATATTAACAACCCCCTCCTTACCGTAGGCCGCAGATTGGTTGTCCACTAACGCCCGGAGACACCCATCACCCTGTGCCCACAGTTCTGGAATCTTGGGGTATGTATTGCGGTAGGTGTCGATAATGTGGGAGGCCAAGTCCAAGTCCAAGTCTATCTTCGCCGCCTTCATAAACAACTGAAACTTCTTGGCACCTAGACCATACCCTGCACCCAATACCACGGTCTTGCCAACGAAGCGTTCCCCTGCGTTGATTTCCTCTACAGGCTTGCGGTAGATAGCAGACGCCATGATCTTGTAGACATCCTCGCCCTTACGGAACGCCGCAACCAAATCGTCCTGCCCCGCCATCCACGCCAGCATCCGCGCTTCAATCTGAGACGAGTCAGAGTCGATAATCACATACCCCTCGGGAGGGCGTATCGCTTGCTTGAGCTTCCCTGCATCAGCCCCACGGCTCGGTAGGTTCTGGAGGTTGATCTTCTCAGTGCCACCCCAGCGTGATGTATGGGCAGCGTAGTATTTCAACGGGATCGGCAGCTTACCCCGTTGGGCTATACCCAAGAACCTCTCAGTGCGTGTCTCCTCCAGTGTGGACTTGACCCCTAGCCGTGCGGCTACCAACGTCTGCACCTCAATGCTTGAATGCTCCAGCAACTTCTTCAACCCCTCATCCGTCTTGGCAAAAGCAAAGGTCATCTTCTTGGTAGTTGGGCTAACCTTCATCGGCGGCTCTACCCCAAACTCTTTCAGCAGTTGGGCAAACTTGGGGTTGCTCATGATGTTCTTCTTGGCTTCCTCCGCATCCCCCGCCACCTTTGCCAGCAACTCCTCCTTCCGCGCCTTGATGTCACTCAGGTGCTGCTCCAACAGAAACGCGTCCAACTCCAGCACCGGCTCAGTAAACATCTTGATAGTCTGGTCGATCAGCCGCATCTCTGTCTTGGGGAAAGTCTCCATGAGTATGGTGAACAACTCATAGGTTAGCTTGGTGTCGTTGCAGCAATACTCCCCATACCGTGCCAAGTCCTCGGGTGTAAAAGCCAGCCGCCGCTTGCCCAGCGCGTTGATAACCTCCGTGCCTTTAACCCCGATCTGGTAGAACTCAGCTAACTTCGCCAAGCTACCGCCCACCTCTACCCCATGCTTGGCACGAGCCATACTTAGCGTATCCGCGATGATCTTCGGATGTATGTCAAACCGCCAACTCAAGATAGCCGCGTCGAACAACGCGTTGTGTGCAACCAACATAGCGTCATGCCATGAGAACTTTTGCAGCCAGTCTTTAATCTCCGGCATTGTTCCTGTGAACCATTCCGGTGTGCCACCATCTACCTGCACGGATACCCCAATCGCCTCAAACAAATCACTCCGCACGTATTCTTCTGTGGTGATCTTGGAGAGGGAATACTTCTGGTCATAATACGTCTCAAAGTCCAACGTCAGTATGTTCATTTAATCCTCAAGTCGTGCATGATGTTTTTGAAAGCCCGTCCGTCACTAGGGGTTCGTGAGATGGTTGTGGTTTGCCCGTTCA